CGACTGCTACCTGGTAGGCGGTGAGACCGTCAGCACCTGCGGGGCCTGTGGGTCCGGTCGCGCCTTGTGGGCCTTGTGGACCTGTAGCACCCGTTGCGCCTTGAGGACCAGTGGCTCCTGTAGCGCCTGCTGGAATGCCGAAGTGACAGCGACCGAAGCCGAAGCAGCAACAGTTACAGGCGTGGCAGTAGCCTGAACAACCTTAACATTCGCCATTACTTGACGACCTCAGGTGAAACTAGGCAGTCACCCTCAACAAAACGGATCGTGCCCTTAGTGGCGTGAGTCAACTCCATAGCCCACTTATAGGCGGGAGCAGTCAGGGAAGCCGTCTGAGTGGCAGTCAAGTTCAATGCGATGTAGCCAGTAGCCACGTCGATGGTTGGCGTGACGGTGAGGGCGGAGCCGCCCGTTACTGGATACACCTTGAACATGGCTTGTGCCGTGTAGCCGGTCAGGTCAATGTTGGAATACTCGAAACCGAGGCTGAAGCTCGCGCCCGCGTCAATGTTCAAGGTTTGGTTGATTACTGCCACAAGTCCCCCCGGAATGTGTCAAAGATGTTTAGTTATTTGAATACTGTTCGTGCCAGGATTTCGATGACGAGCGCGACACACGCCGACGCTACGGACGCAACACCAGTCATGCGCCACTTGAACTGCTCCAAGTCGCGGATGCGTTTCTCGTGGTCGAGGATGTTGCGGGTAGCCCACTCAACGTGTGAAGGGATTTTCTCGTTCAAGCGTTCAACTTGACGAATCAGCTCGATAGCCCACCCTGGGATCTGCTCGTCAGGTCCAGTCATGGTTAGAACCCGAGAACGGCAGTCACTTCAGCGACGTCTAGACCTGCAGCCTTGGCGAGTGCGTCGAGCACAGCCGCCTTTTGAGCGGCTTTTGCTTCTGCTTCAGCGGCTAGGCGTGCCTGCTCTGCGGCGTAGGCGTCAGCCTGTGCCTGAAGGTCTGCAACCTCGGCGTCAGTCAGCTCAATCTCCTGGACTTCGCCAGTCTCACAATTGACTTCGATACGTGTTGGGTTAGGCATGATGTTTCCTTACTTGATGCCGTAAAGGGATGCGGTGGAGTATTGGACGAAGTTGGTTCCACCAGTGTCAAGCAAAGTTAGCGAGGTGATGGCGGCTGTATTGCTCCACAAAGTGGCCTGGATGCCCTGATACCCGTTATTAACTGCGGACTCAGTTACGGTGTCAATGCTGATTGTCTTATTAGTCGATCCCGTGTAGTTCGGAATGTAGAAGTTGGTGCTCGCAAAAACATTGGAAGTTGCAGTCGAGCCTTCCGTAAATCCGCCAAATCGGTAGCTTGAGGTTGTGGTTTGGCTTGAAGTAGCCGAGCCGTCGCCAACTAGCATTCGACCCGAGTAGTTGGTAGTCGTGCCGTTGATTTTGATACCAGTGTCGCCACCAAATGAGGAGGCGGTTATGCGAGTTGAACAGACAAGCATGAGGTCGGTATAGGTCTGGGGAATGCTGGTGAAGTCGATGCTTGCTGCACCACCTGCTCCAACAGTCACGGTTGCAATAAGTGTATAAGACATTACCCGAGCACCCCGTATAGATAGAATTTCGTTCCGACGGACCAGTTGGTGCCGACACCAGACAGGACAACAATCGAAGTGATTGCGGCGGTAGAAGCCCAGCGGGTGGCCCAAGTCGAAGATTGTGCCGCTGGTGCGGAACTACGACTTATGAATTGCTTGTGCTTATCGGTCTGTGCGTAGTCAAAAATGTTGGCTACCATCATGGAAAGGTTTCCGGCGGAAACATCGCCAAAATAGCCAGCATTAGTGTTTGCCGACGAATAGGTCGAAGCACCGTCTCCGCCAACACGAACATACGACAAGTTTGCAGTATCGCCGTTGAACTGTAACTGAGGGTTGGTCGACACGTCTGTTGTGCCGTTGACAACCAAAACCAAATCCCGGTAAGTACTAGGAACGCTGCTAAAGGTGATTGAATTGACCGCTGAACCAAGGGTTTGCGATGTAATCAAAACGTGTGCGTTGGCCATTAGCCTCTCACCCCATACAAACTGAAACGCGAATTGGCAGTAAAGCCCGAAGAAGTGAACAGGTCGATTTGAGTGACCGCACCGGCTGAAAGAAGAACGCCCGAGTGCAGGGCAACATACTGGTAGCCGCTTGCCAAACCTCCAAGACTTCGAACGGTCTTGTTTGTGCTGGCGTTGGTGTAGTCAAGAATGTCGATGACGAAACCACCGAAAGCGCTTGGAGTTCCACCATTAGCCACTACATAACCAACGTTCATAGACGTGGCGGAAGTCGAGACAGAAGTTGTGGCACTTCCACCATTACCAAGCAACTGGTGCCAGGCATAACTCGAAGTCGAGACGTTGTTTAGACGCAATGAAGTGCTGATACCGCCCGAACCTGCCGAAGCGTCACGAGCTGCGATACGCAACTGCAGGTGCTTGTAGCCCTGAGGGATGCTGGAGAACGTCACGTTCTGGGTAGCGACAAGCACCTGAGTGCTAATCAGTTCGAATCCAGCCAGCGAACCGCCACCCAAGAAACCGAGTGGAATCAACATTAGGCGATGTTTCCAATCAGCACATAGTTACCAGCCGAGATGCAAAGGATGGTTGCGGCAGCCCACTGACCAGCAGTCTTAGTTGCCGATCCGAACGCAGTCAGGGTCACACCCGAACCAGCAGCGAAAGTGACCTGACCTGCACCCTGCTGGATGAAGTCGATACGGTCGCCAGGGTTCAAGGTGTTACCAATGGTGATGGTGACAGCCGAAGCCGAGTTGACGGCAATAAACGAGTTCTTGTCGCCCGCAACAGTCGTGTAAGCGGCAGTCTTGGACTGCACAGGGGTGGAGAACCAGCCCTGCCCTAGGAAGGTGCGAGCGTCGGTCACGTTACCCGAAGCGATAGACGAAGCAGCAGCCGGCACCAGGACGGTAGCCAGCAAGAACTGATACACGGCAGCGTCAGTCTGAGTCAGAGTCGGTGCTACAGGCGAAGCAGCAGGAGTACCAGCAACAACAGTAAGGACCGCGCTGTTAACGCTAGGGTCCAAGTTAATAACGATGGCGTCGATACGAGGGTTAGTCGCGTTAGCCGTCGAAATGTTGAGGGTCGCTGTCGAAGTGTTGTAGTAGTAGTGACCACGCACGAGAGCCTGACCAGCCGCCACAGAGACAGTCATAGTCGAACCCGAAGCAGTAACCTTCAGGTCAGTAGTGTTGAACGAACCCTTAACGCCTTCACCGATGTTACGCGACCACTGCGAAAACTGGGTCGTGGTCGTGTCGATGTTGGCGAAAGGCCAGTAAGTTTCTGCCACGGTCTACTCCTACTTGTATTTCTCTAAATTGTTGAGGCGGGACTGCAACGCTTCCTGCACTGCAAGGATTTGGCGCTCATAAGTGTTTGTCTTCGGTTCGCCAACAGTGCCGTACAGACGGATGCCGTCCTCGTCAATGCTGATGCCCATTTCAGTGACCACAGCCGCCAGCTCGTACGAACCCACGACAACGGTCACCGTGTCGCCCAGATACCAGTCCTTACCGAACAGCATCGTGGAGTCATCGGTTGGCTTCACGTTCGCGGTGATCTGTGCCTTGCCGTCAGTGCCTAGCACCGAGTCGCCTGCGGTCGCTAGAGCCGTCGAATCTGACGTGTCGCGTGAATCTACGAAGGTCTCGATTCGTCGTCCCCACGAGGTTTCTGCGGCTAGTGAAGTGGTGCTGGAGCGTTCCAGGAAGACACGAGCTGCAGCGTCACCAGAGCCACCCACGATTGCGCGGGTCGTCTTGGGCTGCGCCAGCGAATACGTCGTCTCAGTTACGCGGTTGTTGTAGATGTCCAGACGCACAGTCTTCGAACGGTCGGTCGGTGCATAGCATTGGAACTTCAAGCGAGTGCCCGACTGCACGATGTCGAAACCGATAGCGGTCGTGGAGGCGTCAGCCATTTGCTGCAACAGTTCATACAGCACATCGAAGCGAGCCGAACCCTTGACCGTGGAACCGCGCCCATAGTCGAGCTCGGTGTCCAGGACAGCAATCTTGCGGGCCGAAGGAGCTAGTGAACCCATGTTGTAGTTCACGTACGCCTTCATAACCGTCTCAGCGGCACCAGTGCGCACGTCGTAGGCCGAAGTCTGCAGCGTTACGTCAGCGGTGGTTGGTGTCGGATAGGCGAGACGGTCACGCAACAGCACCGAGTCGTCCAGACCAGTGACCTGAGTGACACCCTCGGGAATCTCGATAGTTTGAATCGTCTGAATCCACGTCACCGGACCACTAAACAAAGTCTGTCCAAGTAGCGTCACGATGATGCCGGCACCAGGAGTGGTCAGCGAGGGCTGCAACGGGTGATCTGAAGGGATGCTCAACGACCAGGTGCTGATTGCGTTATAGCGCAGCACGGCAGTGAACCCGACCAGGTATTGGCTTGTAATCTGCCCTACACGGTTGTAGTTGGCGTCACGCACCTCGACAAGTAGGTCACTTACCTTCATGGCTAATGTAGTACCTCTCGGCGTGGGTAATAGGTGCAGGAAATCTGCGAAGCGGAAGTAACGTTCGCGCCGTAAACGTTGGCGGTAGAAGTGCCAGGCGGAATGGTAAAGAACTTAGGGGCAGAACCAAGGTTTGCGTAAACGTTAGTTCCAGCCAAGTTAGTTACAGTTCCAGCATAAGTGTCAATGGTCACTACATCGCCACCAGTAATCGGCGTGTTGTATGCGAAGCCAACCGAACCGTTGTTGATGGTGAGCGAGTCCATAGGGCCGTACGCTTTCCACACAGGGTAGGAAGGCACGTCACCGATGGTGTTGTTCACCGTGACCACACCGATAGCGGCGGTAGAGGTCAATCTCAGGTTTGCTAGCTTCGGCAGCAGGCCTCGACCAGTACCCGACTGGGTGACCGAGAAGGTCTGAGCAATGGTGCTGGTCCAGAACGGGTTAGGGGCTTGCAGTGTCACAACCCAGCGGGCGAATGTTGCGCCAGCGTCCTGACCGAAGACAGTCTCAGCGCCGCCAGCGTAGTAAACGTCTAGGTAGAAGGCTGAACCGTCGGCATAGGTCGCTGTGAGGCGGCTAGAGCCGTTGTAGTTGTTCATGGCGTTGCCGAGTCGGCGCAGCTTCGCTTCGGTATCTTCACGGGACGTTCCGACGATGACGATAGGCAGGTCAACTTCACGGATGCCGCGCTTGGTGTGACGGAACACTCCACCATCTACAGCCGACGGTTGGATTCGAAGAGTCGTTACGGGGATACCGAAACCCTTGAGTCCGTCCGTCAGAATGTAGTTGTAATCATCGAAAGTCAGAGTGTCGCCGTTAGCACCAGTCAACGTAATGGTTAGGTTAGCCATCGTTTACAGTCCTCCGGTGCGAGCCAGCACAGCAGCGCGGTTTACAGCGTCAGTGAGCTTCTGCTCCGACGAAATGGAATCATTTTTGGCTGCGTTGTAGACAATCGTGGTAGCGGCAGGGAGCGCAGACGCGCCAGGGATAGCCGAAGCCACACGGTCAGCAACAGAAGTGCTAGTAACAGTCGTAGCGGCCTTCTTAGCGGCAGCCGAAGTAGCACCCATAGAAGCCATCGTGGCGTTGTAGCCATCCAACTGGGCTTGAGCACTTTTCACACCAGCGTCATAGTAGGCACCAGCAGCAGCGTCAGCGGCAACAGAAGCAGCCTTCTTAGTGGCCTCAATCAGGTCGTTAGCCTGCTTGATAGTGGTCGAGCCACCCTTCAGCAGTTCCTGAGCAATCTGGTCACCAGCGTCCTGTCCAGCGGCAAGCACCTGCTGCAGACCGTCCTTGCTCAAGCCACCTGCAACGAGCTTCTTCACGTCATCGGTGAACTTGATTGCCTGAGTTGCCTGGTCCTTGAGCGACTGGATGAACGAGCCACCAAAGGTCTTACCCTGGTCGGTTGCGTCCTTCTTAGCCTGCTGCTCATCCGTGAGGGCCTGACCAAAGTTCAAGCCACCAATGTTGTCCTTGACGGACTGGGCGTAGTCGGAGAGCGCCTTCTTAGCGTCCGCTACAGCAGTCTCAGCGCCAGCCTTCAAGGAAGCCAGCGAAGCCTGCACGCGGTCAATCATGTCGGCAGAGACCTTGCCAGCGGCAGCAACGACAGTGGAACCGCCAGCGGTAATACCGTTAGCCATACCTTCGGTGATGTGTCCACCGATCTCGTGGAATACCAGCGAAGGCGAGTGGATGCCCAGAACACCCTTGACCGCGTTGATAACGCTATCGCCCAGAGCATGGGCAGCAGTGACCACGAGGGTTGGGATGTTGTCGAGGATTCCCTTAACGAGACCCTTGACAATCTGGTAGCCGGCATCGAGCAGAAGCGGCAGCATCTGAATGAGCGTCTTGACGATGACAGGCACCAAGCCTGCGACAGCCTTGATGAGGTCAGGCAGAATCTTGAGCAGACCAGTGACGATGCCGAAGAACAACTGGAATGCGCCCTGAATGATAGCGGGGAGCATCTTGATGAGTTGCGCGAGGATGACGGGCAGAGCGTTGATGAGGGCGGTCAGTAGCGGCGGGATAGCCTTAACCAGACCGTTCACCAGACCCATGAACAGGTTGAGTGCTCCCTGAATAATGCCGGGAAGCATTGCGATGAGCTGGTTGACAATCTTAGGAAGCATTGCCATGACCGAGTTCAGCAACTGAGGTACAACCGTGCTCAACGCGGTAAGCAGGGCACCGAACAGTTTCTGTGCCGTGTTCAGCATTTGCGGAATCATCTGCAGGTAGGACTGCACGAGGACAGGCAGGAGCTTGGTTGCGGCGCTTACCAAGCCGTTGATGACGGTTGGCAGGATGTCCACTAGAGCGTTGATGAGCTTGGTGCGGAAGTCACCCAAGCCCTGAATGATGTTGGCGAGGCCACCACCCGAAAGGAAGTTGGTTGCCCCGTCGGTGATGCTCTGCAGAACGCCCTGGAACGTCAAACCACCCGAAGACAGTTTGGTGAAGAAGTCGCCCATCTTCTGGCTGAACGTGTCAATGTACGGCTGGACCTTCTTGAACAGTCCCAGCATGCCTTCCAGAATCGGGTTCAGGATAGGCAGGAGCGAAGTCATGAGGCTCTGCGAAAGGTCCTCATACGACCGCTTCAGGCGGTCAATCATTCCAGGCAGGCTGTTGCCGTAAGCGGCAGCCGAACCACCGAACTCCTTGTTCAGCTCACCCAAGATGACCTTCTGGGCACCCATAACATCGTTATTGGCGACCATGCTCTTGATTTGAGCCTTCTGCTGGTCAGTGAACGAAACACCGACACGCGAAAGGGCAGTAATACCCTTCACAGGGTCGTTCAGAGCCTTACCCAACTGGATGGCTGCGCCCGAAGCGTCTCCACCCATCTTTGCTGCCATGTCGGCAGTAGCGGCAGTTGCCTGGTTGAAAATGTCGTTACCAGCGCCAGCAGCGTTCTTGATGTTTGTGAACGTCAGAAGCAACTGTTCAGACTTGACGATGCTGTCGTCCGTCTGGCCCGAATAGCCTTGAATCGAAGAAGCCAAAGCGTTGAGCGAGTCCACAGACACGTTCGCGGCGTTACCCGTCGACTTGATACCTGCAGCCAACTGGGCAGTACCAGCAGAAGCGTCCTTCATCTCCTCAAAGCCAGTCTTGAACACTTCAGCAATCGAAGTGCCAATACCGACTAGAGCGAGACCACCGAGGATCTTCTTGCCGATGTTCTCGCCAACGCCAGACATCTGCTCGCCAAGACCCGACTTGAGCTGCAGACCGAACTTCGAAGTATCTGGTTTGACGCCAATACTGACTGTACCGGCGGAAAGAGACTCGCTCATCAGATACCTTTCAAGAAGTTCATAATCTCGCCCGCGTTAACCGTCGTTTCAGGTTCAGGAGGAGGCTTAATGGAAGAAGGCCGCTCGATAGGGACGAAATCCATCTTCCCGCCAAGCGCCTTGAAAATTAGTTGCGAGAACTCCACCAAGACGGCAGTCAGTTCGGTTTGGGTGTCCCAATCCGAAGCGTCACCCATAGCCTTGCGAGCGAACGCAGAGCCTTTAGGTGGAAGTCCCGAAACGTGGGCGAGGAGCCTACGGCAACCCCAAGGGTTTACACCCCAACAGAGTTGCCGTAGGTCCAGGCCGTAGTAGCGTTGAAAGTCGGCTTCAAGCGCCTCAAAGTTCCCGCTAAGAACTTGGGCTAGGCCTGTGATTCCCCCGGCGTTTTGCCAGTGATGAAATTGATGACGGACTCGAAGTCGCCAGCGGTGAGGATAGGCCACAAGACATCCACGTCAGCTTCGTCAGCCAACAGCAGAGCCAAGCCCTCCTTCACCTTTCCATCCTGAAGTAGGAATGCGGCAGCAAGCGGAACCTCTGCGTTAACTTGAACGTAGCCGGCATCCAGCTTGATGAAAGGGTCCCCCAACCCCTGTGCAGCACGAGCCTCCTGGCGAGCGACACGCTCGGCAGCAAGGTCAAGAACAGTAGCGCCTTCAGGCAGCGAGGAGATAAGCGCCATGATTAGGCCACAGTTCCTGCGTCGCTACCGAAGACAGCAATAGCAGCCGAACCGTCTGCAGGGACGAGAGCCTGAATCTCCATGTCGAAGTTGATTTCGTCCTCACGGCTGAAGGTGATGGAAGGCAGCGACTTGAAGGTTGCACGCTTGAACACGATGCGCTGGCTGGCAGTTCCGTCCGACCAGTCCAGAACCAGGATGAACTCCTGAGTGGTCTGGGAGGCAGGGAAGGTCAGCGAGTAGGCAGGGCTGGTTGCAACGGTGACGGTTGCGTTACCCCATGCAAGCTGGACAGCGGTCTTGCTGGACTCGATGGACGAGAACTTGGCCTGACGCGAAATCTTGGTAGGGATGAGACGCAGCACGTCAAGGTTCTGCCAACCAGTGACTTCCTTGGTGTCGAGCTGCTGGGCGAGGGTGAAGCCGTTCTTCACGTAGCCGATGTTGATGAAGCCAGCGTTCAGCGCGGTAGTGCTGTCGGTAGGCAGGGTGGTGCCGGTCGGTCCGTACCAAATGGCACCGGTACCGGCAATCTTAATCTTGGAGCCGTCTGGAGAAGGCATGTGGATTCCTTACTTGTTTGTTTACTTGTGGAGAATCACCCGATACCGCGCCACGTAGCGTGGAAGGGGTGGAACAACAACCGCGTCAGGAATCCACTGGGGACCGACTTCCTCAGATGCGCTAACTAGAACGCCTTCGGTAACGGTGTCGTTGGCTATAGCCATAATGCAGGCCTGAATGGTGCGAGCAATCTTGTTGCATTCGTACTGCTTCGACTGTTCGCCCAGCACATCTATTTGGATGGCGGCTTCATCTATGGCGTTCCACGTGAGGGCGGTTCCGCCGACACGATGGACTAAAACTAGGGGATAGGTTGGTTCTTGCGGGCGGACGGTAGTGATCCGTGCTGAAGCAACTAGCGCAGTAATCTCTGAGCGTCCCCGCAAGTATTGGATGAGTGCTAGTTCGGCGTCAGGCAGAACGATTGGTGTTTGAGCCACTATCTGCCTTTCTTAAACTTCAAACCAAGCGACTCGACAGCGGAGCGCATAACGAACTGGGCAGGCTGGGAACCGTCACGGTTGCCGAACTCAACCCACGAAGACTTTTGGTCGGTAGCGACCACACGAGCGACACCCTTAGAGTTGGGCTTGTCCACGACGATGCCGTCACGGTAAGCACCCGAATCGACGGGGGCCAGGTCGCGGGCGCGAGATGCAATCGCCTCAGCAATTTCCAAGCTCTTCGCCTCAACGACAGAGAACTTGTGTAACTTGCCTTCCAAGTCCTGAACAATGTTGACGTCAATGTCGTCCACTACAGGACCACCTTCAACTGGGCTTGGATGTGCGACACCGAACCGATGCGCGGGTTATAGACCTGCCACGGTGCGCCATCGACTTCGAAAGTCTGGCCCCCGAACACGATGCGGTCGAAAGCGTTCACGTCCGTGCCGGCAGGGAAATAGGCTTGCCACGAGGTAACAACCGTGTCGCGGTCGTTGAGATACTCGGTGGACTGCACCTGCTCCAAGTAACCGACGATTTGAATAACTGAGACATCGCCAGGAACCTGATTACCGTATTGGTCTAAGGTCGTGTGCTGGTTCTTGTGCAGCTCCAGCGGCTGGTTGAGGAACCTGGCTAATGTCATCGCTGCACCGCAATCGAACTAGAGATTGCACGCTTGCGGTAGTAGTTCAGGATTTCCTTGTCCGAAGGCTGAAGCGACATGCCGCCAGTTTCGGAGCGGGTGTACTTCACCTGGTAGCCGCCAACGCGCTCCTGCTCAACACCGACAGGCGAAGCCACAGCGAGCGCCACAAGGCCTGCAGTCACGTTCACGATGTCGCCAGGGATGGAGGCATAGCCGTGGTCGTAGTTGATGGTGATGGTGGCTTGTGGACCCTGCCAGGTGGCACCAGTGGCCTGAGGACCGCTGTTGGAGCCTGCTGGACCCCATAGAGCGTTGCCGCCCCACAGGAGCACACCGAAGTCCGGCTGGTAGGCACCAGTGCTGATGTAGAGGGTGTCGTCTAGGACTTTCCACACCGAGTAGGCGGTTGGGGTGGTGCCGTTGATGAGCAGCGAGTTCACGGCAGTGATTGGACGCTGCGGAAGAATGAGGGTGTTATCCCAGTTACCTGGGAGAGTAATGGTGTCGCCAGCAACGAAGTTGAGGGTCTGGCGGGTGTATCGGCGCACAATGTCGGACGCCTGAGTCAGTAGGCGGTTCGCCCAGACGAGTTCAGACGCTGTCAGGTCGCGCTGCAAAAGTGCTGCCACGTCATCAGTGGTGGCGAAGTTGGAAAGTGACAACGCTGAACTCCTTGGGGAACTTACTTACTTAGATGCCTTAGCGGCAGGTGCGTCGTCGCCTGGGATAGGTCCGAGAACGCGGTTGAACTCGTCGGTAGGGGCACCGAACAGGGCAGGGTTAGCCTTCTTGGCTTCAGCCTCGGTAATGGTTGCCCAGCCTGCTGGGATTGGTGCATCGTCCTCGATGGAGTTGACGCCTACACCGTTGGAAATGAATAGAGCCATCACGGTTCCTTCTGTTTCTATTTTTTTGGGGGAGCCGAGGGGCAGGGGCTTCACGCCCCCACCCCTCAGCAGTTAGCCACTAAGGACTAGGAGAGGACTACTACGGCCTTCTCGTCACGGAGCTTGGCGACACCGTAGAGAACGTCTACGGTCACCTGGACACCGAGGTTGCTGGCGTTGTAAGCCATGGTGACGCGGAGGCTCAGGCCCGATACAGGGTCCTGAACAACCGAGGTCTGTGCACCAGTGCCGGCAGGAGCGTCAGGAAGACCGCGCATAGCCAGGATGATTGCGCCTGGGTTGAAAGCCAGGTTCTTGGTGCTGTTAGGAGTACCGGTTACAACTGGAACGAGCTGCGAAACGTAAACGTCGAAGCCGTACAGGCGACCAATCGAGCCCTCCTTAGGAGCCTGAGCCTGAGCGAAGGCGAAGAAGGTCTGCAGGTTGCTGTCACCGAGGATGGCAATCTCGTCCTTGGTCGAAACGACCAGGGCGCGGTTGTCGGTAGGAGCCTTCAGGTCGTTGAGCTTCTTGCGAGCCGAACGAATGGTGGAGGCGGTGATGTCGGTGCCGCTGGTACCAACCGAGTTGCTGAAGCCGCTGTAGAGGCCGAGCAGGTCGGACTCAATCTGCTCCGCAATAGGGATGATCGCTGCTTCCATGTAGCGGGCGATGATGTCCTGGTTAGCGGTAGCGCGGGCTGCGTCCTCAACGAGGAACGAAGCTTCCTTGTGCTTGTTCAGGGTAACGGTGGTGGTGGTTGCGGTAGGGACCTGCAGGGTAACTGCAGTGTTAGCAGCCTTGTCGTTGGCAGTGAACGCACCAGGGTATGGAATGTTCAGGGTGTCGCCAACCTGGAAGGCAGCCAGGTCGCTGTCGCGAGTTACGAGCTTTGCGAGAACTACGCGGTTACGCAGAATCTCAAGTGCGGTGTTGGCCCAAATCTGTGGGATGAATGGACCAGCAGAGGTGCGAGTGATGTTCGCCATTTGCGGTTATCTTTCTTTGTTACTCGTCGGCAATCCGACCCTCTTTGTAAGCGAGCTGAATGTCAGCCTTGTTCGCCTGATAGAAGGTGAAGTCGTTGAGTTCTGAACGGGTGTAAATGTGAGCCGCTGACTCTCCGCGAGCACCCTGACCAACGTCGCCGAACTTCGGCTTGGCTGGGGTTACAGGGAACGATGCGAGGATGTCGTCAGCATCGGCTTCCAACTCTTCACGAGTAGAACCGACAAGGCGGCGGGCTTGGGCGGGTGTGAGGCCCTTTTCATCTGCAACCTCACGCTGCAGAGTCTTGAGATTGAGAATGTCGCGCTCACTCTTGAGTGCGTCTCGCTCTTCCTGAAGTCGCTGGAGGTCCGTCTTGTCGCGGTCCTCGTACTCCTTCAGCTTTAGACGAAGCGTCTCCGCTTCCTTATTTGCCTTCTTCAAGGCATTCTTTACCTCGGCAGGAATGTCCTGCTTCGATTCAGTGGCATCGTTAGGAGCGTCAGAAGGTGCAACACCCTCTGCCTCTGGTGCAACACCATCAGCGGTAATTTCGTCAGCCATCACGGCCTCACTTTCATTTATTGAATCCGCGCCTCACGCGCTGGAAAACAAACGGGTTATGCACCCGAAACTTGCTCTGCCGTCGCAAGCATCCGCTTATAGTCGGCAGGGAGTTGGCTTTCGCCAGTGAACTGGTTGTGCTTGTTAGTAATCACAGGACCCAGTTCGCCATGTTCTTCGATGAGCGAGTCACCGAAAACAGAGCCAGGGCTAAAAGTCTGGAAACCGTAAGCTGCAGGCGAACCAACCTCGATGGGTTCCACGGTGCAACCGCAACGGTTATGCAGGGGAGCAGCGGACTCGCTAGCAACCTTCACGCCGTTGATTGACTGGCAGAAGTCACAGCAGCCAGGGTCAGCGACACGCATAAACCCAGCCACACGATCCGACTGTTGGGCGTAAGCCATCGAAGCGTTACGCGCCGACAATGCAACATCCATGTCGCCCGTGCTCATCAACCTGGACAAGCCTTTAGCAACTGCCGCATCGAAGCCGATAGTTGCTATCGAAGTCCACACGGTCGTGAAAGGACGCGCATAGACAACATGCGGGTCGATGCCTCGGCGAGCGCCTGGCCCAACGAGGTCTGTTGCTTGCAACCCAACCGGACGGACACCTAGCACGTTGGACATGTAGGCGTCAGTCATGGCGACTGCTCGGCGTTGCCCTGCCTCAACGATGGGGACGACCCGTTCGGTGAAGTTCTGCACTTGCGCGTCCCGGTAGTCGGGTAGCGCATGCCAGTGAAGGCGCAGGGCGTTGGCTACAGCGTCACGAGTCCGTTTCAGTTCGGCTTGATAGACGGCTGTTAGAGACATCGTTAGCCGTTCTGCTCTTCAGGGTTCAGGACAGACGGCTCTGTGGTCGCTACGGGGCTGCTAGGGGCTACTGCGGGCGTGTTTGAGGTCAAGCCCAACGCCTGGTTGAGGGTGTCCTCAGCTTCCATCGCCTTGAAACGCGCAATCTGCGTCTGCGAGTAGCCGGCATCCTCCCAAAGCTGCTGGCGAGGCACACCGATAGCCGACCGCTTGACCAGTGCGTCAGCCAGTTCGGCTTCGCTACGGTATTCAGGGTCAGCCCAAACGGTTTCGGTGGTCTTGATGTCGCCGCGAGGGTCACCTAAAACCTTAAAGCACAGTGACATAACCTCTTCCCACGACTCGCCGAAGAAACGCATCTTGCGGCGGGTCTTAGCAACAAGGCCAGTCTCAGCGGACTTGATGGCGTCGCCCGAGGGGAAGTTGCCGTTCAAGTAGAAGTAGTGAGGCGGTGTGCGAGTCTGGGAAGCAATGTGCTGCACCAGAGTGTCAATACCAGTCACGTAGTTTTGCAGGTCGCCAGCGGTGAGGCTGCCGAACTTCGCGGCAGGGTCCTCAGCCACCAGGAGCTTGTCCAGGCTGACGTTGAACGGGGCGATAGGACGGCCCGTGTTCTCGTCAATCGGAATCTCCATACCCGTCACATAACGCTGAGGGTAGGCGATGTACTCGGAAGCAATCAGCAGGTCCGCTACGAGCTTGTTCACGGCATCCTGCTGAGGGATAACGTTCAAGAACTCGGAAACACCGTAAGCGCTAGTCAGCGAGCCACGGTTAGTGATCGGTACGACAGGCACGACACCCAGCGGGTTAGGTAGAGGCCAAGGCTCCGCAGTGGTCATGTACGGCTTCCATTCGCCGTTCACGTCGCGGTCATCCTTGTCGAACTTGTAAACGAAGTCAGGAGTGAACAGCACGCAGTGGTAGCCGTCATCGTCACGCCAACGCTTCAGAGCCGCTACACGCTTCTTACGGTTACCAGGAGCGAACGCAACAACCACGTCACGAGGCGACTCGATAGAAACCTTAGGGTTGCCTTCGTCGTCACCCCACACAATCGCGTAAGAGTCACCCTTGATAAGAGCCTCGCTGTGGGCGAGCTGCGACTCAGCGTCCAAGCCGTTAGCCTGCCAAATCAGCCAAGCGTCCTTATCCGAAGCAGGGTTCTCGCCGAAACGGAAACCCTCAACGTTCAAACGCTCCTCAACAGCATCCACAACCAACTGCATCCAGTTGTCAGCGAACGCCGAAAACATGCCGCCGAAAGCGTCACGGAACTTCTGGCTAGTGAAAGCAAGACGGTGCTTGCCATCGTGGTAGTCCTGGAGACGCTGCAACAGAACCTGACGACCGGCAAGCTCCTGCTCAAGGACCTTCACCATGCCAAGAGGCGACAGGTTGTCGTCTTGCTCTGCCATCTAATCTCCTAAAAACCTGCGAAAGCTGTCTTCTTCTTTTGTTTGCCCGATTGGATAACGTCTCCGCGAGCCTCATAAGCGAGAACAGCGCAAACCGCTAGGTCAATCTTTCTAGGCGACTTCGGGCGGTCCTTACGGATCACAACACCCGACCGAGTTTCCTTTTTGCGAGCGTTGCCGAGGTGCCGGCTCAAACGTTCATCGCCATCGTGAGTCAACTGACCAGTAATGGCTGCGGTGTGGAACCGCTCCAAAGCAGCGACCATTGCGCGTTCGCGGTTGGTCCACCACTCAAAAATCTTTTTGTCGCCAAATTGGGAAGCCCAACGACCGACAATGTCCTGCCAGTAAGCAGGGTCGCAATACATGCGCTCCACGTCATACTCTTTGAAAGCCCACGCAACCTTGGCGTCCACTTCGCTAACTGGAACTTCCCAATCAGCGTCAGGTTCGTCCGGTGACTCCCACAGGCCAAGCACAAACAGTTTTCCGTCGTCGATGCGGCAACCAACCAGTGCGGTCGAGTCGTCACGCAACGAACCGTCAAAGCCGATGGCGATGCGGTCGCCCTTCTTCAAGGGTCGGTCCGTGTCCAGGCGTTCATCCCAAACCAGCGGGTCCAGCCAGGAATCCGAAGCGACGACGATTCGGTTACCGAAGAAGCGTTCAGCCTGAGCCATGTCACGTTGGATGAGGTCGAATGCCTCGGCCTCGATGGCGTCCAGGTCGACGTGTCCACCGTGCTGCTTCAAGGCTTCGCCATAGACGAGCTGGTGAATCTTGCGGCGCTCAACCTTGTTCTTGTAGGACAAGTTGCTGGGCGGCTGCTTGAACTGGCGGTAAATGTCCTTAGCCGTCGACTCAAACATCTGCTGGGCCACCGAGTTCTCGGCAGGATTCCAAGCGTTAGTGGTAATCGACGCGCGACCACCCATACCCGCAAGGCCTCGATACTGAGTATCAGCAACCCTCGCCATGCCGTTCGATTGCGTCCAAAGACCGCACTCGTCCTGAGGCACGAAAGTGACGCGCTGACCAAGACGACTCATAGCCGAACTGGTAACCGTGTCGATGCGTCCACCACCAGGCAGGCGGATAAACTCTTCACCCGTCTTAGGGATAACATCGTTAAGCGGGCCAAACTCAATCATCGGACGCAATGCGCCGTAAATGTTGTCGGTCTGCTCTTCAGAGATAGCCGTAATCTGGATCAGCGGAGTAGGCCAAGGCATCCCCATAGGTTCGCCAGGCTCATACTCATACAAGAAGCCACAACCACAACCGTGGTCACGGCAGTCATAAACTTCACCGCCGATAGCCCATCCCGCGAACAAGGCTGGACCCACTGCCTCTAGACAGATGTGTGCGGCGGTCATAGGACCTTTGCCGAGCTTCTGTGGGCCAACCAACAATCCACGTCGATAGACGAACGCCGGACCTAATACCGGCTTCTCTGCCACCCATTCCGCGTCACCGCGCACAAGGTAGAAGTTTGAAAAGAACTCGAACTGGTAGTCGTAGAGTTCTAGCGGACGACCGCGCTCAAAGCCGTCTGGAACGACACAATGAGCAGTAACCCAATCGAGAGCGACAGCCAGAACAGCAGACTCACGCTGCTCACGCACCCTTCACCGCCTTGAGACGGTCACGGGCACTCACCCGCACTGGGGTTGTAGCCTCGGCACGCTTCACAGCGACTTCATCCTCAGCGATACGGACTCGGGCCGAATACATGGCAGGGATAGTCAGGAGAAGTTCGCCCGCCTGCTGCCGGACGAGAGTGCGAAGGTTCGCCTGGGCGTCAGCCTTCTCAGCCTCAGCCATAGTGCGAACATGAAACGCCACAGCAAGCTCCTGCTGGTTCTTCTCCCAAAGGAGAGCAACAGGCTTCTTCCACAACGCAACCCACAACTGCAGCTCACGCTGGCTAGGGTCAATCAACGGAAAACTAGGAGCCTTACCCTTACGGCCTTCAGCAGGGAGAACAGTCCAGCCGGCATCATCCTTACGGTCACGCCGTAAAGCATTAGGGTCAGGCGCAGGGCCAGAACGCGCACGAGCGCCACCAGAAGGCATAATGTTCTCCTCACCTCATCACGAGGCTATGGGCCTCATCACGAGGCATTTCTAAGTTTTGAACCCGACTGACCAAAGAGAGCCAGCCCCCTTACGGTTGCGGGGCGTTTTCGTGAAGGTGGTACCCCCTACCCTTGGCTTGGGTTGCGGCGTTGGGTGTGGTTCTTTTTGCTGTTGCAGGGGGTGCAGATGGCTTGGAGGTTGGAGGGCTTTGATGTACCCCCTTGTGAGATGGGGGTTATGTGGTCTACTTCTGTGGCGGGGTTGCCGCATAGTTGGCAGGTGTTGTTGTCGCGGTAGAGGATGTGCGTTCTTATTCGCTTCCATCCTGGGATGTTGTGGCGTTGTGTTGTCTTCTGCCAGGTGGGGAGCTTGTGTAGGTCGCAGTAGTTACCTGCTTGTGTTGCTATCTCTGCGCAGCCTGTCTTGTTGCAGACTTTGGAAGCTCTAGGCATTGACTACTGTGGGTCGGTGAATGATCCGCAGTTCTGGCAGTAGCCGTCTACGCATGGGCACTTAGGTGCTGCTGGAGTCTTTGGTGCTGGGGTTGCTACGGTTTCGTCAGCCATAATCTTTTTCTTTCTTTCGGCAAGCGTGTTATCACTTAGGGCTGTAAGTGAGAGTGAGAAGCCCCGTGAAAGTTAGAGGCTGCCCTGATAGGACACTTGGGAGCAGGCTTCAGGTGCGCACCGTGCCAGCAACCTCTAGAGCGTCACTGAGGTTTCGAACCCCACACCTGCCGCTTACAAGGCGGCTGCTCTACCGAATGAGCTAGTAACGCAAATACCCTGCCACCTGCTGCAGACTAGGGTGACAGAGCCAGCACCCGTAATCGTTAGACCCTAGCGAATCTATTGAGCAGCGATGCTGTTTGTGGACTTGCAGGATTTGCACCTGCGACGGAGTCATCGTTTAACCTTTGCAGGCAACTCGTACGCCTCTATAAGCCCCGACTACATCCTTGTGCCGGCTCAATGGTAGTCACACTGGCTATTCGGCTACCCGCACCATACGGTGAAGCAAACCAACACGTGGATGCGCTCGGAATCGAACCGAGGTATCTCACCGTTCCCGTGTAGGGCTTTCAGTGAGAGCGACACCTGTCGCACCCTGGTCGGGTCTGTGGATTCGCACCACACCTCTCCACCCAATGCGGAGTGTTCTGCCTACTTGCGAGTGGCCATTAGAACGAGGTCTAGAAACTCTCTAATGCGCGTCAGCGTTCAGACACTTGTTGAAACTATCGCCCGATGAATCAAGTGTAGATGTGTTGACCCACCACCAGACCCCTCAACACGCCACCAGAATCCCGCACAGCGGTGAAGTGGCCTTGGAGACACCTACATAAATAATCAAGTGTCGGAGAGGGGTGAAAGTCAAGCAACTTTTTCTTTGTTTCGGCAAAGAAGAAGCCCCTACCGATTGGGGGTCGAATAGGGGCTTCGATGCTATC